GCTTTTCATCCGGCACTACTGGCGCTGGCTGCGGGGCGGCCCAGAGCTTATTGACGCCATCCGGCAGATTATTAAAATCAAACGTACTGCCCGGAATCCTGCCAGCCTGAATCCAGTCGTCTCCGTCAACCTCGATGAAAAATACTGGCTCTGCGTTCCTCGATGCTAGCACCTCATCAATCACATTTAACATATCAGCGAGAATGTAAGCTCTGTTCCCGCCGTTTGAGTACTGGGTATCATGCTGCAGGTGTTCGCGTATCTGGTGCAGGCGATCGAGTGATACAGGACCGTGCGCCGGGTGGTTGTTAGTTGTCATGGGTTAGTCCTCGAAGATTTCTGATTCCATCAGCAATATCCACTAACGTTTCTGAATAATCGCGCTGTGCGTCATTACCAAACTCAAACGACCCAGTATCTGTGTCATACCATCCGTGTTCGCTGTCGTAGGCTTCTCGTTGCTTATCAACCCAATTGGCAGCAGCAGATAAACCATCAAAAAATGATTCCCCAACTGGCATGAACGACAGGTCAGCGAAGAACCCACCGAAACCAAAGCTGATGGAATACACCATCCTACCGTGTGGTTTTATGCTTGGGCTTGTGACATCGTTCATTGCAAAACTTGAGGTAAATTCGTCCACCACAACCTGCGGCGCTGACGGCTTATCGGTCCAAGGAATACAAATCAGGTCGAAGTCTCGTGCCATTGTTCCGTGTATTGCCATTGCATAGCCGTGTTTTCGTGATATCTCAGCCAGCTCTGGATAAAGCGAACAATAAACCGGGGCCAAATTTGCTGGTTTCATCTCACTCCCCCTTCACGCCAATGCCAGCGGCGCGGAGTGCTTCTATGAAAATATCAAGCCCCTGATTAAATCCGATAGCCTCATAAAACTGTTTTGTGTGCATGTCCGGTGAATTGCGATATTGGGGCAGCATCACTGTCCGCGCCTCCAGTTCTGCTATGCGCTTCTCTGCGGCTTCCTTTTCCACGCGCAACCGACCAACCGTAAGCATCAGGTCTTGATTCTCTTCGTCGCGTTCTTTTGCGTAACTCTGCGCGGCTTCCAGCTCATCCAGCTCATCCAGCAGCGCCAGCACGGTGCCAGGGTTAGCGGCCTGTGAAAATTCTCTGTTGGCCCGAGCGTCTGGCCCCTCAAAGTGCGCGATTATGAAGTTGCCGTTGGCCTGGTCTTCAGCACTGCAAATTGCCTCCCAACCATCGCCAGACTCTTTAATCCATTCACCTGCGCTGGCTGACCGCGCCTTACTGCGCAGCGCCTGTTTGTTGAGTGCTTTCATTGGGCTGCTCCCTGTCTGGCGCTATTCAATAGCTGGTTAAACATCATGGTTAGGCTGTTACTGCACCCAAACGGCATATCGTTAACACGGTATGTTGGAATGCCCTTGCGAACACCAGACTTCACGATCCGACCGGTGCCATAGAGTTGCGATAATGCGCCAGCGATCGAAGCTGTCTTTTTGTTTAAACCCTTAGCTATTTCAGCGCTGGTGGCGTTGGGGTGAGCCTGGAGATATTCAAATACGGTCATGGCGTTTTACCTTTACGTTCCTGTTCCAGTTGCACCAGAGACTCTTTTAATGCTGCGAACGTAGCTTCTAGTCTGGTGGCGACTTCGCGCATAAGCGGTGCATGCTTTGGTGGCAGTTCAGCAACGGAGGCAAAAGCCTCCGCTACGAGTTCTTTTACCTTCATGCGGCGCATTGGCGCAGCTCCACCAGTTCGTTAAAGCGGTTCATGAACAGGCCATAGGCTTGTCCAGGACGGAGGGGGATAACCTGAACGAGATCAGAGCAGGGAATACCTTCGAGAATTTCCCACTTCGAACCGTCATCGATTTCCAGATCACGGCGCTCGGTAGCTAACATGGTTAGATCGGCATATTTCACGACGGCAGCTTGTTCAATAGAGATACCGAATTTAAAGCGGATAAGACCATCAATATAAGTTTCCATGCGCTGGTAGTCAGGCAGCAAGGCTTTGAGCGGGGCCGGAATATCCTGGCAATATGCCTCCGCAGCGTCGTGCATCAGCGCTTCAAAGGCGAACTCTGGCGGCACAATCTGGCTTACAAGCACAGAGTGCTGGGCCACGCTGTAGAATTCTGGGAGATGCCCTGCGAATCGACAGATGTTGGAAAGAGCAGTCGCGATATCCTCAACATCGATATCGTCGATTGTGGCGGTCAGGTAGTTAAATTTTTTACCGGATAATGTCTGAATGTAGCTCATGGTTTTCTCCATATTGGCGCGCTGCACCGCGCAGATTTTGGTTGCACGAATCCCTCGCCGGGTGGCGATAATTAATGGAATTACGCTTCAATAAATCCCCGCGGCGCCGGGGATTTAATGCAGAGCAATTAGGCTTTAAAGTTACCGATGAAAGTTTCCACTGATTCACCTTCGAACTTGCTGATCAGCAAATCGCGGAATTCGTTGGCGATCTCTTCTTCCTGGGCTTCAAGTTGGACAATGCGCAGAACAAAGCAGGGTTCTTCGCTGGTCAGCAGGCTGTTACGCAAGCTAAAGCGGCGTTCACCCAGACCTTCATACGGCACACATTTGAACTCGAACGCCACAGGCATTACGTCTTTGCTGCTTGCTTCAACGCTTTGCATCAGCGATTTTTTACCAGCGAAATCACCAGTTTCATGGTCCTGCTGGGTTGCTTGCTGAATAGTGATACGACGCACAGCCTGAGCCGCCTGGGAAATCTGCATCGTATTGCCATCAGCATCAAACGCCAGAAGGTAATCGCTCCAGTCTTCCAGCCATTCGGCGATTTGCTTTTGCTTCAGGCGTTGACCATCGATCTGCAGTAGCGCGCGGAACGGGGCGGTTTTCTTCAGGGTGATTGAAGCAACGTTATCGGCGTGACCGGGATTATCCAGGGTGCCGATGTTGAACACTGAACGGGCGGTCATGTTGTCAGCGTCAATAAAGCAACGAGCTGGCTCACTGTCGCTGGCGTAACCTTTAGAATAACGTGCGAAGTCGTCAATACTGGTTGTGGTCATTGCGCCACGAAAGCGGAAACGCTCCAGAGAAAAGCGCTCGAGGCTTTCAATGCCAGTACCCTCTGGCAGTAATGCGGTCGGGCAAGCCAGGCCATGAATATCATTCAGGTGATAACCTGAAAGAACCAGGTCTTTGACCTGCTTGAAGGTGCCGCTGTCTAACTGAGACATAAAAATTCCTTATTAACTGATGATCAAAGTGGTATCAGTGAGTTTGTTGTTGCGGATCACTGAGCCGCTTTAAGCTTTCCATCCACCGCGCCAGTGATCCCGAACAGCTGGCCCTGATCTTCCTGCAGGATGGTGAGCTTCCCGCCTTTGTTGACCCACATCGGGGTTTCGGTTGTGTCCTCTTCTGAGGCTTTACCACGCGGTGTTGGGGTGCTGTAGTTCAGCTTGTGCTTGATCTTGACGCGCTTCTCTTCAACGGAATTACCCATGCGCTCAAAATCAAATGTGAGGACTACTTTGCCTTTGTTGCCGTTGTTCAGAACGCCAAGCGCGGTGGTGTTAAGTGCTGCCGCGATTTTGTTCATGAACACGCCGGCATCCAGTTCGCCAAGAAAATCTGGCACTACGGTCATGCGGTCATTACTCATGGTTTTACCCTCGTTAAGGCGGCTGCAACCGCCGAACTTTCTCCATACACAACAGAGAAGGGCACCTGCATTGGTCGGCGGCTTGCAGAGACCGCTTTCTTTTTGCCCGGGTGGATTGGGTTATGAGCCCGTCGCCCGGTGATGCCCTTTTCTGTTGTGTGTCGGGCTTCCACCGACTCCTATCTGTTTTTAAAGCCACTCAGATATCGTCTGGGCTTGCTCGTCTTTCCGAGCCGTCAGTGGTCTACTTCCCACCGTCACTGCCGTCGAGGGAGCTGGCATCTCTCCGTTTTCACAGTTGGACGTCTGCCGCTGTTGTCGGTGCTGGTACCGCCACTGTCCAGGACATTTATAAGGACCGTCTCCAAGTGGTAACTCTTCCAGTCCCGGTAAGCACTCTGCGAAATACTTACCGTGACCGGCTGTTATTCCCTGAAAAAGGCTGGCGGTTACCGGACAAGTGGGAAAACACCGGGCCGCCAGAACAGGGAGTTACTTGTTATTGCTTTGGCCTGCTTTTAACCACATCAGGCGCGGTGGTATCTTGGTGTTCTCACACAACCAAGAGGGATGTTTATGGGCGCTTTTGATAACCAGGAAATTACGTTACCCGCATGCCCTAAGTGCGGCGCTAAGACGAAGAAGAAAATCGCTTGGCTCAAGTCGAACAAAAGTTTCACTTGTCGATGTGGAGCCACTATCAATGTCAACAGCAGCCAGCTTACTTCCGAAATCAGGAAGGTTGAGGACAAGCTGAAGAAGCTCTTTAAATAGTTTTTTATCGACTGATATTATTTCGTTATCAGGGGTTGGTTTTTCAGCCTCTGATTTTTTAGTCAGGATCATTTTTTCTACACATGTGACTACGCATTCCGAACAGATAGCAGGTTCGTCCTTACCACCTTTTGCGACGATCTTCATCGCTACCAGTTCGGTTGCTCCACAAAATGAGCATGTGAATAAATGATTCATGTAAACCTCTGCCCCTAACCTTAGTTTTCTGTCAGCGAATCATCCGGTCATTCATACGCCACCGGCGGCTACTTCGTGGGCGTCCTGCCTGTTCGCTGTTTCGTATAGGTACATTATGTACCTTGAGGGTACATTGTCAAGGATAAAAAAACCTGCCGAAGCAGGTTTGTGATGATGGGTTAAGGCTTATGCCTGTGCCGTCGTGGTTTTCCTGAGAAAACAACGGTGCCAATAATCGAGCAATTACCATTGATCCTAATATATGGCTCTGGCCAGTTGGCGTTTAAAGCTTTAAGAAACTTTTCGCCACTATCTTCTATTAATCGTTTAAACGTCGTTTCGCCAGAATCATGCATTAAAGCAATAACATCATCGCCATGAGAAGCTGCAACCTCTGGATCTACAAAAATCATATCGCCAGGACGATACTCATCGATCATTGAATCACCAATGACGCGTAAGATATAAGTCATTGGCCCGCACGGAACGGGACAAGGATATGTTTCTACACTACTCAAATCTACCTCTGCATAACCAGCATCCGTCCATGCTCCGGCTTGCACCCAGGATATAACCGGGACCATCGTAATTGATCTATTAACGTCTGAAACGTCGGGTGATTTAGCAATGTTGGTAGTTTGATGTTCGGTATCTAGCCAACCTTGAGGCAAGTCAAAACATTTTTCGATATGCCTTGCCATAGCGTCACCAATACCTTTGGTGGCACCTTCACCCATAAACCGGCTGGTTTGTGTAGGTTCACGATCGATCATGTTAGCGAAGTAGCTATTACCCCCAACACCATCTCTCAATTTTCGGGCGTTTAATCGCCTGATTTCCTGGATAGTTTTCATCAGCAAATTAAACAATGTGTACCCCTATGGTACAAGTACCTTGTGGGTTCATTTCTTTCGTGTAATATGTACACAGGAGGTACATATTATGAAAGAGTATTGGGACTCTTTAACTAAAGAGCAGCAAGGCGAATTAGCTGGAAGCGTAGGTTCCACGCCTGGCTACCTGCGTTTAGTTTTCAATGGCTACAAAAAGGCAGGTTTTTCCTTGGCTAAAAAGCTGGAGGAAACAACCGCTGGGATTATCAGCAAATCTGATCTTCGTCCTGACATTTACCCTAAACAGTAGCAGACGAGCTGATTTTTATAACCACAGAATTAAGGGGTTAACCGTGGGTAACGAACCTATTTGGAAAGTAGAACGTCAGCCCGCCTGGCTGGTGGTAGCGATTAAAAAGACGATTACCGACCTGCCTGGAGGCTATGCCGAGGCGGCGGAATGGTTGGGGGTAACAGAGAATGCGCTGTTTAACCGCCTTCGTGTGGATGGGGATCAGATCTTCCCTATGGGGTGGGCGATGGTGCTACAGAAAGCTGCTGGTGTTAGCTACATAGCTGATGCGTTTTCTCGTCAAACCGATAACGGGATCCATATCCCGGGCGCGGCACCAGAAACAGAGAACGAAGAGATTGGCTTAAAGCTGGCTGAGCTGGTGGGCAGGCTCGGGGATCTAGTCAACGCATACCGTCGATACATCGATGATGGCGTGGTTGATAAAGGGGAATGGGACAGCCTGAACGAAATAGCTTACCAGTTCCGGGTAACGCTTATGACGTTTTTGAACCTGATTTCACGAGTCTATTGCCTTCCAGAAAAGAGTGACGCCCGCGAGTGTGCAGCTCCGGGCGCCTTGGCGAACAACTCTTCGAGTATGGAGAAATAATCCGCATGAACAGTTTAACGGCTTTTAACCGTCTACCGCAACTAAGGATGATCCCGGTTTCGGGGTACTCCGTTGTTTCGGTATGAACGCAGATTATCAAACCGCTGGGTTCCGTGTAACCACAGTAGGGCGGTTTCAATTGTGGGGGTCTACAACCGGAGGGCAAAACGCCTGTGCGCGAACTTAACCGAAGGTTCAAAGATCACCGCGGAGTGCCAGTCCGTGTTATCCGCTGGGAGCCAGAAACACAGCGCGTTATCTACCTGCGAGATGGCTATCCACACGAATGCTTCAGCCCACTTGAGCAGTTCCGGCGGAAATTCAGGGAAATGAATAAATCGAGTAGTGTAAGCATTGAGAACCACTACCTAAATCAACCTGAAGGAAAAGACCATGACTGAAGCAGATATCGTATTTGATTACAAATTTAACAGCCCATTACATCGTTTAATCATGTTGTTTATCCAAGTAAGCGGAAGCGGTGATGGGGGTAAAGAAAAGCTTATTTCAGATAAGAGATTTACAGACATATGCTGTTGCAGCTCAGCAGATTTTATAAGCGCTATCAATTACCTGACCGAAAACGGCTTTCTTTTGAGGAAAAATTACGGGATGCAGTTAGGTGAGGCTACCAGCGGTTATGTCATTACTGTGCCGGATTGGTTAAGGAAGGAACCATGGGAACATTGATTCAGTTACTTGATCGTCCAATTGCTTACAACCCGGCTTTTGCCAAGCTGAGAGTTGGCAAAGTTAAAGCTGGCCCGGTTGCGGCTGTTTTTCTTTCGCAGATGGTCTACTGGCATAACCGTATGGATGGCGGCTGGATGTATAAGACCCAGGCAGATATTGCCAGCGAGACTGCATTAACCCGTGATGAACAGGAAACGGCTCGCAAACGTCTGATACAGCTTGGCGTTCTGGAAGAAGATCGCCGTGGTGTCCCAGCAACGATGCACTACCGCATTAATCCTGAACGCCTAGAAGCGCTGCTGCTCGAAACTACGCAGTCAGTGAAGAAGGCCGCACCTCAGAACAAAACCAGATTGCGGAACATCCAGAATGTGGAAATGCCGCAATCTGGATTGGTGCAGTCCCGCAAACTAGATTGCGGTGATTCCACAAACAAGGATGTGGAAACCCCGCAAACAAGTATGGGACAACCCAACGAACAAGCCTGCGGGGATCCCACAAACTTTCATACAGGAGATTACACAGAGAATACTCAGGAGAGTACACAGGATAAAAAAACTTCTTGTCCGGTTGCGCAGCAACCCGACCCTGAAGTTGTGATTACCGACCAGGCAAAAAAGGTTTTAACCCATTTGAACCAGACCACCGGATCAAGATTCCAGGTATGCAAAACCTCGCTTGAGCATATCCGCGCCAGGCTGCGAGAAGGTTTTACCCCTGAAGAGATGGTGATGGTCATCGACTACAGCAAAGAAAAATGGGGGGCTGATATCAAGATGGCTGAATATCTCCGCCCAACAACGCTGTTTATCCCGTCAAATTTCCCTGGCTACCTCCAGTCTGCAACTCGCTGGGATTCTGCTGGGCGTCCAGAACGTAAGGATTGGGGAAGGGCACGAAAGCATGACCCAATGAAATTCGGCCCGGTCGATACCAAAATTCCAGAGGGGTTCAGAGGATGACGTTAAACAAATATTGCAAGGCGTTGGCGGCACTACGTAGCCAACCAGCCCACGAATTGAAAGAAGTTGGCGATCAGTGGCGGACACCGGATCTGCTTTTCTGGGGGATCAACGCGCTATTTGGTCCATTAGTTCTGGACTTGTTTGCTGACGCCGACAACGCGAAATGCCCGGCATGGTACACCGCCGAAGATAACGCGCTGACGCAGGACTGGTCTGAACGTCTGGCAGAACTGGGTGGCGCTGGCTATGGCAACCCACCGTATAGCCGTTCGCAGTACCACGAGAAACAGGCGATCACTGGTATGACGCACATCATGAAGTACGCAGCAGCCCAGCGCGAGAAGGGCGGTCGCTATGTATTCCTGATAAAAGCCGCGCCTAGTGAAACGTGGTGGCCGGAAGATGCCGATCACATTGTATTCATTCGCGGGCGCATTGGGTTCGATCTACCTGTGTGGTTTGTACCGGCTGACGAAAAACAGAAGCCCACCAGCGCGTTTTTTGCCGGTGCCATAGCTGTATTCGATAAGTCATGGCGTGGTGAGCGGTTCAGCTATATCAACCGTACAGAACTGGAGGCAAAAGGGCGGGCGTTTATGACTTTGGCGCAATTTGCTGCCAGCAAGTCTCAACCTGCAACTGCCACACCATCTGTAGCTGATAAGCCAGAAGCAGAGTTGCCACTTACCCAGAAAGATATTTTTGATATCAGCGGTGTCGAGGCGTGGGCATGCGTTAGAGCTGCGTTCGGCGATAAAGAAGAATACACATTCAGTGAATCGAAGTTTGGGCATACCTGGGCGGCGGATTCTGTCGAAGCACCGGAATTTACTCAGGTATCACCATTAACGATCGACAAAGCGAAGCTGCTTATTCGTGAGAGTATTTTGTTCGGTGTGGATGAGTGGCTGTTGTCGATTGAATTCGATGACGCTGCTGCGAGCCTGGATATGTCGGAACGTATTCGGACTGTTGCCCTTGAAGCATCTGGTGAATATGGCATGAACAGTACTGATTTCATTGCAGCTATGGGAAGCCTGGATGTTTCCAGTTGGTCCAATATTCGCCAGATCCGCATGCACATCCGTGAGAAAGCTAAACCAGTAGCGGATCCGCTTCCCGAGTCCCGTATCTGGCCGCTGGAGGTTGGAATTGTATTCGACCAGGTAGACGGCGCTGACATGCTGGATGAATCACAGCAGAACAAGCTGAAAGCCAACATCAATCAACTCTGGCTGGAACGAACGGCCACCAGCGAAATTATCACAATTGCGCAAGGTCTTGTCGACAGCATGCAGGGGGTAACTCATGCGTGAAACAGTCTTTTATCGCCCTGCCGGTATAGCGCCTATTTCGGATGTTGTTCAACGTGTTCGTCACTATAGCGGGAAAGTTGAGGTATGTTTCAGGAATTATGACGGAGGCTTTTAATGAGGCTCATACTCCCATTTCCACCCAGCGTGAACACTTACTGGCGCGCTCCTAACAAGGGGCCGCTGGCCGGTCGTCACCTCATTAGCGCTGATGGTCGTAAATACCAAAGCGCTGCCTGCGTGGCGATCATTGAGCAATTACGACGTCTCCCGAAGCCATCGACTGAACTGGCAGCGGTAGAAATCACTCT